GCACCACTGAAGACCGTGATCGACCCTGTGGTCGTCGTGGTGTTATACCCCCACGTGGCGACGATGGAACCATCGTCAGAGATCGCCACGTAGGTGCTGTCGTAGTTGTAGGACGCCGTCGTGACGAGTCGCTTCCTTGTCGGGAACAGCCTGAGTTGCATGCATGCGTAGGTGGACCAGGGAGCGTCCTGACTGTTGTATCCAGCGGTCCCCCCGGTGAACAGCGCCACATGAGCGATGTCCCCGGTGAAGTAGTTGCCGTCCCTCGGGTCCCCGCCGATCCACGATTCGACGTTCGTGTTGGTGAATGTCTCGGCCACTGTGACATCGGCATATAAGGAGCCGCCGTCGACGAAGCACGTCTTCGTCCAGTTTGCGCCGTTCCTCCAGTTGACGACATGCCACTGGCCGTCATTGATCGGGTAGGACGTCATCGTGATGGTGTTGGTAACACCGCTATCGTTCGCGTACTCGGTCTTGAGATACCCGCCCGACGTCATCGACAAGCGCAGGACGTTGCTCCCGCTGGACGTGCTCCGCTCGCAGTAGATGGTCTGTGCCACGGTTGCCGTCGTCCTCACCCACATGAGGATCTCGCCTGTACCGCCGCTCAGGATGCGAGCACTTGCACACCTGATGTACTGGCTGCTCGCCGCTGAAAGGCTGACGCACTTCTGGCCCTTCTCGTCTCCTCCCAGGATCGGGCCAACAGCCGTGTTCAACGTCGGGCTATTGACGAATGTCCCCTCGTTGTTGTCCTTCAGGTCGTCAGCCGCCGTTCCGGATGTCTCATCGAGCTTGTAGTAGGAGCGGCAGTTCGTCCACGCCTTGACGACATCCGAACACTACCCCGACTTCCTGAGGACATGGGCATCTGAGCTGTAGTACCCAGATGCATACCAGAGACCACCGGCGACCAGTGAATCACCGTCCGGGGAACAGGCGACCCGGCCACCGAACGACTGCTGCCCTGAGGTCCCTTGGGTCTGAACAGCAAGGGCCACGGAGTTGTCGTCGCTCATGCAGTAGACAGCCCCATTACCGTTGGCTCCGAATGGGCCACCGAGATATGACCACCCATCGGCGGTAGCCAGACCATTCACACCACGCAGGGACGAAATAGCCCAGGCCTGGTAGTCCTTACCTATCCTTCGTTCGGTGTCCCAAGTGCTTCCACCGTAATAGCGATAGCCATTTCTCAGAGACGAAGTCTCGGAGAAGTGCGAGGCGCCTACGAGAACACGCTTCCCGTCATCGCTGACATGGACCGCTCTTCCATAGCGACCATAGCCTCCGGATACGTAGGATGACCTGTCGCCTGGGAGAAGGACTCTGGCTGCAGCGCCATCAAGATCGGTGATGCTGTCGACCGGAAGGAAGGCTACCGTCAGCAGAGCAAGGGTCGCACCTGTCGTCAGCGTGGCCGTCGTTTGGCCGCTAGATCCTACGAGGTGATGCGGACCACTGATGACGAACACACCACCACCATCTCCAGTCGTGACCCCTTGGTCGATACGGCCTTGGAAGAACAGGGTGCGATCGCTTAGTGTGGCGTTGGCCGCCGAGGCGGTCTGGGTCGCTGTCGTATCTGTCGGATGCGATCCGATGTTCAGGACCAACGTGTTCTTGACCGTGCTGGTGACCGCAGGCCACGTGATCGTCCCGGATGAAGCCACTGCTTGCGTAGTCGACGCCTGGGCGTTGACCGGGTCACCTGAGTTCTTCACCCCACAGAGCGAGACGATCCTCCCGCTGATGTGATTGCCCGTGAATGTGACGGTGGGGGCGCTATCACCGGTCACGAAGCGACGATAGAAGATCGTCAGTCGGGTAGCCGTTGCAGCGACAGGGCTTCCGGTCAACTCCGACCATCCGGACGGCGCAGACACCGACTCGGTCGCTGTCTCGCAGATCAACAGCATCAGGTCGTCGTCTACGAGTGGTGATGGCAACACGGGAGTGATGTTTCCGGCTGCGCTCGACTGCGCCCCGGCGAAACCGTAGAACGGAGAGCCCCAGCCCATCAGAAGGCTCCGGGCACAGGAAGACCCGCAGAGTCGTCATCACCGGCTCTGCGGGTCTGGAAGATCGTGATCATGGTGGGGTGGTATCCCCGTCGGACTCTACCCCGTGGTATCGGGGCGTTGAGGGCGCTTAGAGCTGACCCTTGTTCATCCGGTCTGCCAGCCAGTATACGTCGCTGCCGACGGCGATGGAACCATTCGGCAGGATGAAGACGCTCTCCACGGTCCCATCGGTGTTCTTCCTGCCGATGCCGTAGGACTTGCTCTTCGGGCCTTCCGAGTCACCGAAGGACTGGATGTTCACGTGCCTCGTGGTGTAGAAGGGCTGATCGCCCTCCTTGACCTGGACCATGAGGACCGGCATCAGGACGCCCATCTTCTCGGAGGCTTCCTTGCTGCAGAGCATCCAGACCCCTGCGGCACGCATGAGGTCGGCGTACTTCGTCGCCCAGCCACCCTCGTCGAGGTCGATGACGGTGGAGTCGGGCCCAGCGTCGTACTTCCTGATGACCAGGAACATCGGGTTGTCCCCTGCCCAATCAGCCATCCAGCAACTCCATGGCACGCTCACGCGTCATGGCCGGAAGCCCACCCTTGTCGTAGGTCTTCTTGAGGAACTCACGAACATCATCCGGGCGAGTCGCGACCTCTTTCCAGTAGTCGCGGATGGTGAGGGACTTCTCCGAGAGATGCCCGACGCGGATGCGGGTGTCGACGAAGATCCTGACCCCTGCGGCCCGTGCCGTCTTGCAGAAGCGCAGGTCCTCGCCCATGTTCCCGACCCACTCGTAGTAAGGCCACGGGGGAAGCATCTTGCGCTCATCGAGGTCCGGCATCGGCCCGCCCATGATGGCCTCGAGTGCGCTCACCTCGATGAGGTAGAAAGCGGCACCCGTAGCGTCGATCTCGATGACCTCGCCCTCCCAGTCCTCGAGAAGGGTGTACGACCCCTCTGGGTCTGCCACGTAGAGGGTGGGCTGGTGGGGGTAGGCACGACGGACGCAGAGCCCACCGACGATGATGGGCTCTGAGACCTGTTCCTTGATCTGCTTGTACGTGGCGACGAGGTTCCCGATGTCGTCCTTGCCGAACGTCATGTCATCGTCGATGAAGATGATCCAGTCGCCCTGCATGTTGTGGATGCACTCGTTGCGCTGCATCGGCAACTGGCTGCCCTGGACGATGACGCGGGTGATGGGCCGCTGACCGGCCCATCGCCAATCCGCCATGAGCAGTGATGTCACCGTCCCTGCGGAGATGTGGTCCCGTGTCGGGAATGCGATCGTCCCGATGGGGTCCTCGTTCCGTTCTGCGTAGACCTCGATAGGGTTGTTGACAGGGACCTTCATGACCCTCCAAGCCGGACCGGAGTCCTAAGCGGTGACGGTGACAGCCAGGTTGGCAACGGACGAGTCGTCCGACTTCTTGCGCAGGTGGATGGTCCACGAGCCTGCCGCAGGCGGGATCCAGCCGTTCCATTCGAAGTCACCCGAGAAGACCTGACTCCGGGCCGTGTCCTGCCCGGTGCATTCCGCAGAGAGGTAGTACCTGAGCTCCGCGTTCGTCTCCTCGTCGACGCCGTCGACATCGGTGGCCTTGATGTGGATCGCATCCACTCGTGCCTTGGGGTTTCCATCCGGCCGCTTCGTGACGGTGGCCATGTCTCACTCCTTCCATGTCATGCTGGCGAGTCTGGTCAGGTCAAGCGTCCAGTCTCGTGGGCTACCGCCCTTGTCGAATGGAGTGGTGTAGACCTCGAGGTCCACGCCTCCACCCCACTTATCGACATAGTACCGCTGGTTCAGCGGGAAAGTCCGATTATTCTCGATGGCATAGCGAGAGTTCTTCCTGATGGTCGCACTGCCATAGTGTTCGACGCTGGCTGGCATGTGCTCGATGTGGACGCCCATGAGCCTGGCCCGGTAGTCCCAGTCGTTGTCCTCGAAGTAGCCCGGGATGAAGTTCTCGTCGAACCACCCGACCTTCTGGATGGCAGAGGCCCGGACCCCGAAGGCTGACATCCCGTTCATATAGACGACCTCGTGGAGGCGCATGGCCGACTCCAGGGCGACCAGGTCCTCGGGGACGAACGACACATCAGCGTTGACGATGAACCACCAACGTGCCTGCGGGTTCCACTTGATGATGTTGTTCCACGATGCGGCCACGCCGATGTTGTGGTGGGGCCTCGTGATGTAGACCTTGGGGTTCGTGGGATACGTGATGGCCCCATAGAGGTTGCTGTTGTCGACGATGTGGATCTTCTCGTAGGAGTCCATCGGAAGCGACTGGATGCACTTCTCCAGCAGGTCGAAGTCGCTGATGTAGGGGATACCGACGACAGGGATCATGCCGACCCGCCCTCTGGGTTCGGGTAGTAGTGATGGACGACCTGGTCCACGAAGAAGAACTTCACGCCACCGGCGATCATCCTCGTCCAGAGGTCACCGTCCTCGGGCAGCCCTCGCTCTAGGGGTCCGGCCTTGTCGTAGCGGTAGCCGAGGCTTCGCTTCCAGATCGCCGCACCATCGCAGAAAGCACCGAACCCTGGAGGCCAATGACCGTAGCCCTGAGTACGGCCTCCGCTTCTGAACGCGATGGAGCGACCGTATGCAAAGTCGACGTCGTTCCACTCCAGAGCACGAACCAGAACCTCCACATGATCAGGCGTGAACTCGTCGTCGTCATCTAGCCCTCCGACGTAGTCCCCGGTGGCCTGGTCGTGTCCGAAGTTCCTGGCTTCGAGTCCGATGAGCCCCCACTTGACGTAGGGCTGGTCCTCTGGGTACTGCTGGTGTGGTCGGTTCCAGAACTTGACTCGTCCATCAGCCGCCACCACATCAGCCATGGCGTCTTCCGTCTCCATGTCCGTGCCATCGCCCACGACGAGAATCTCGAGTTCATGAGGGCCTCTCTGATTCTGTACGGACGGCAGGGCACGGGTCAGCAGCGGGCCTGCCCTGTTGTAGGTGGGGATGATGATGCTGACCTTAGCCATTGAGCATCCTCCTGAGACCGTCCTGCAGCGTCACCTTCGGCGTGGGGTAGTAGGTCAGCATCCGCGTCGGGTCACAGTAGCGGTGCATGACACCGAAGGGCTTGTCGGCAAGATTCGTCAATGTTGGCCTGTAATCGGCGATCTCTGCCGCCATCAGGGCAAGTTCGTTGAATGAGGTCTTGACACCCCATCCGATGTTCATGGACTGGTAGCCCTCGACACCGCTCTTGACCCTGGCGACAGTGGCGCCCACGACGTCATCGACGTGGATGAAGTCCCTGGTCTGTGTCCCCGGCCCCCAGACGATGATGGGGTCCTCTCTGGCCTTCACGCGGGCCACGATGGATGGCACCGGGTACTCGAGCGACTGATCTTCGCCGTAGCCGCTGAAGGGACGGATGCAGAGTGTATTGACTCCGTATTGCTCTGCCTTCCAAGCAAGAAACTCGCCAACGAGTTTGGTGAAGCCGTACATCTCGTCGGGTATGTCCCAGAAGCCAGCATCAGGATGAAAGAACCGCTCTTCGAGGGGCACGCTCCCATCCAACCCTTGGAGACGAGTGCCATAGACCGCCGACGAACTGGGGTAGACGATGACCTTGGGCTTGGCCTTGGCAGCCCATCGGAAGAGCGCCGCATCCAACCGCAGGGAGTCGGCGTTGAACAGGGGGTCACCCTCGATCTTCTCCCTGCCGCCGACAGGTGCGGCGAAGTGGTAGACGATGTCGTACTTGGGGTAGGCGATCCGTCCGAGATAGTCGGCGGCGTCTACTTTGAGGAGCCCGGGTCCGAAGCCCCAGTGGGCATACGGGCTCGACATGTCGTCTACCGCCGTGACCTCGTGGTCGAGGTAGATGTGGTGCTCCGCGAAGTGCCTGCCAAGGAACCCGGCGGCACCGGTGATCAGGACCCTCATCTGCACACCCAGATCCCGAAGTCGTACACGAGGCCCGGGAAGGCGAGATGGGTCTTCTGGACGACGCTCCAGCCTGCACCGGTCAGCATCTCGTAGTAGCCATCTCCATCGAACTCCCAGAGGTGTTCGGGGTTGGTGTCATGCTGCCCCGGGCGCATCTCCGGTGACGAAGCGATGAGTCGTGCTCCCACGATGCGTGCCTGTCGCAGGATGGCATCCGGGTCAGGCAGATGCTCCAGGGTCTCGGTCAGGACGACGGCGTCGAACTCCTCGTAGGTGTTCAAGGCGTCCTCGATGCTCTGACAGTGGACCTCGATGTGGGCTACGCCGTAGTTGGCCAGATAGACGCAGTTGGGCTTGCTGATATCGGACAGGACGATGCGGTCGATGTGGGAAGTGAGGTCGGTCAGCAGGACGATGCTGCCGTCACCGCAGGCTGGGTCGAGGACCGACCTTGGCTGGAGCCATGCCAGGAGGGCAGCGGTGACGTTCGTCCTCGCGATGTGGTCACACCAAGAGTCGTTGTGACGTTCGACCTGATAGTCGAAGTCGTCCGTGCTGGCTGTCCGCTGCCTCACAGGACTCCCCTGATGGTCAGGATGTCCTTCTCGGCCTGCCCACCGTTCATCCACTCCTGGAACACGGCGTTGTCGTGCTCGTACATGGCAGGAGCGTTCACGCGGGCATAGCCCTCGTCCATCTCGCCTCGCCCGAAGAACGGGTGGGCGTGTTCGATGATGGTCTCGGGGAGGTAGCGGAGGGTGCCAGATGCTTCCCCGAGGACTCTCCATGTGTTGTCGAGGTAGAGATGCTTCGCTCCAGGGAGACAGAACCATCCGAGGGCCAGCACGATCTTGCTGCTGATGAAGACCTGCGTGGGGATGTCGTTGCGGATGAGGTCGTTGCCGTAGGCGAACCCGGGCTCTGCCAGAGCCGCCTCTATCTCGGCATCCCAGCCAGTGGTTCGGAAGCGGTGATCATCACCGACGAATCCCGTGATGTCGTAGACCGGGGCCAAGTCGGCTGCGGCGGCGTTGACAGGCGGGCCCATCCCGCCGCCCTCGTGCTCATAGCTGACGATCGGGAGTCGCTCCTTGACGTACCCCTCGAAGTCGGGGTCGTCGAGGTCGACGACGAACACCATCGAAGTGCTCTCGAGGGTCTTCGTAGCGAGGAACGCATCGTAGGCTTCGCGAGCCTTCCTGGGTCTACCGCGAGTGGGGCAGATGACGATGAGCGACATCCCGGACATAGTACAACGCGGAGGGCCCTCGTCTGAGCCCTCCGCGTCGTTGCGCTATCCAGTTTGGACGGACGAGATCAGGTCTCGTCGTATGAGTAGGAGACGGTCTCCTGCGTCCAGTTGCCCGGGCCCGCCGTGGCGTCGACCTGGAGCTGGAACACGAGGTACTGGGTCGTGTCGTTGGTGTTGGTGTACGGACCAGCCGCCCACGTCAACTTGTTGGACGAGGTGTAGGTGGCGAAGTTGTTCGTCGCCACGGTCGATGAGGCGTTGGTGGGGGTCACGCCGGTGATCTGGGCGCCCTTCACGAACAGCGTGGTCGAGGACATGACAGCGCCATCGCCCCAGACCAGGAAGTTGCTGACCGCGTTGGCGGGCGTGGCGGTGATCTTGAGCTTGAGCCACTTCTCGTAGCTCCGGGTGCCGACCGTGATCGGGTTCGCCTGACGGTTGGCCAGGGAGTTCGTCGCGTTGTCGGCACTGATGAGGTCGATGCCGGTCACTGCTCCAGACTCGGTCCCAGCGGCCGAACCGGTGTAGCAGTGCAGGGTCAGGGTCGCAGCCATCGTGTTACTCCATGCTGACGCCCGCGTATGCCGTCAACTCGGGGACGCTCTCCCAGTCCTTGCTGGCAGAGCTTCCGTTTGCCGGTGCGGGCTTGCTTGCGGACTCGAGAGCCTCTCGAGCCGTGGGGATGTCCTCCTCGCTGGCGAAACGAACGGGGCCCTTGGAGCCCATCGCCATGAGGGAGTTGCCGAGTGATCCACCGATGGGTGGGTATCCGGCCTCGACCCGTGCCTCGTCGACCACCTTCCATGGCATGCCAGCGAGTGCGTACCGGTTGATCTGTGCCCGGTCCATGGACTCCTTCAGGTTCAACGCTGGGAACTTGAAGGCGAGGTTGTTCCGGCGACCTCCGAATGCGGAGTCCCAGACGACCTCACGGGTGACGAATGCCTGGACAAGCCCGAGGAGCGGTCTGAGGCCCCGGTCCTCCGTGTTGCTTGCCTGCACCTGTGCCGTGGCCCGGTTGATGTCGATCGGCATACCGAAGTCCTGTGCCGACAATCCGAACACTGCGGCGATCTTGCGCACGAGATAGACCTGGTATTCGAGGAACTGCATGTCTCGGTTCGAGGACCGGAAGGGCAGGAACTGGGCGCCCCTCGAGCCTCCGAGGAAGGCCATGGCACCCTTGCCTGCGACCTCGGCGTTCCAGTACCGCTTGAACCCCTCGACTTGGTCCGGCCTCGCCTGTTCGCCGAGGTCCAGCAGCCCGTCGGGGGCTGGGCTCTTGAGTTGCCGGGTGTTGTACGACTGCCCGGACAGTTCGGCGTCGACAGCCAGTTTCAGCGTCTCGAGGGGGGCCAGTCCGACGACTCGGTAGGTCATCGGGTTGGACATCATGTAGATGAGTTCGTCGTTCCTGAAGCGGGCACGCTCCTGGTAGTCCGGGTACCACGCATAGCGGGCCTCGTCAGGGTCACCGTCCCAGAACTTGTTGACACGGATCTCCCCGCCGTCGACCGGGTAGAGGTTGGCGATCCCGCCGTTGAGGGTGCGCTCCTTCTCGATGCACCCGGCGTCGAGGACGAGGAGGTCTTCGACGACCCGCTGGATGAAGGACCGCCACATGCCATCGATGGGGTTGGGGGCCTCGAGGAGCTCCCTGATCTCGTCGATGCGGTCGACGTTGAACCGCTTCTCATGGTCGATGGGTTCGACGATCCACTCGGCTTGGGCGACCTGGTCCCTGCGGATGTCGATGGCCGCACGGACCCATTCGCTGTGCTCTGCCCAGTTCCGGAAGAGAGAGACGTTGGGCTTCCCGACCATCCCCTGGTTCTGCGTGGTGACGGTCGCAGACGCCTTGTTGGGCACGACCTTGGGGCTCGTCTTCATGGCATTGCGAAGGGCCGTCCTGGCGACGGCCCCCTGTGCCCCTGGAGTCAGGATCCGGGCGACGGCTGACGTCGCCCCTGCGACAAGGCTCATGGCGTCAGCCTGAAGTGGTCACGCAGCAGGTCCTTCTGGGCCCTGAGCAGCCTGTCCTGCACGATATGCTCGTTGGCCTTGTCCATGGCCTGCTGGTACGTGTACTTCCACGTCTCGAGGCCAGCGTCGATGAGCATCGCCTCCACGTGGTCAGGCACGGTCCGTGGACCATCCCTGAACTCCATCTCCTGCATCGTTCACTCCCTGCTCAGAGAGCCGAAGAAGAACCCGCCGCCACCCATGTCCATGGAGAACCCGAGTGCGTCGACGAGGTCGTCGTGACCCTTGGGGAAGGCCGCGAGTTGCATCTCGAAGTCGCTTCCCTTGAGCGAGGAATGGTGGAAGACCCTGTGGGCCTCGTACTTGGCAGCCACCGCCCTTGCCCGTGTCGTCTTGTCCGCGTCCGACCGCTTCCCCTCGATGGGGATGGTCGGGTAATCCCGCATGACCTCCTGGATCAACGTCGACTGGAACTGCTGGTTCTCGACGATGACAAGGTCGGTCCGATACGCGTTGTAGCCATCGCGGATGAACTCCGCATGCCCGTACTCACGCTTGTCCTGGTAGTAGGACATGACGTAGAAGTTGCCCTGCATGTCCGAGGCCGTCGTGACCCTGGCCGTGTAGTCGGCCCGCTCCTTCTCGCTCGAGGCAAGGTCGACACCCATCTTCCACGAGTAGGCCCGGTCCGAGGGCAGGTCATCGAAGTACTGGAAGTACTGCTTCTGGAAGACGTCGCCGGACATGATGCCCCTGACGTCGTTCTGGTAGGCGCACATGAAGAGCGGCGTGCCCAGCTCGATGCGCTTCTCCAGCAGGACCCGCACCGGCCAGTGCTCTTCCCAGTAGGAGGTGTACTTGTCGGGCTCGTTCGGGACCGGCGTGAGTGCCGAGACGACCTTGGAGCGCCAGCCCTTGCCGCCATCCTCGATGGGCGTCATGAACTTCTCGTAGAGGTCTTCCTCTGCCCATCTCGTGCCCAGCGCCACGACCACGCCGTCAGGTGTCAGGCAGGGCATCAGTGTCTTCCAGAACCATGTCTCGACCTTCTCCCGGGCCTCGGGAGTCATCGTGTTCTCTTCGTCGAGGATGTCGTCGCAGAGGATGATGTCGAACCGCTTGCTGATGATGGCGCCACCCGCACCGGCCGCGTACAGGGTGACGTCCTTGGAGCCGTGCCACTTCGACTCCCGGTGCAGCCACTCCATGTCCCGCCACTTCGTGGAGCTCACGCAGTCGCCGAAGATCTCCCGGTGCCGTTCGTTGGACTCGAACGTGTAGCGGATGGCACGAGAGAAGTCGAGGGCCTGGGTCGCCGTGTTGCTGATGAGCCCGATGCGCAGGTCGGGGAACATCGAGATGAGCCACGAGAGCAGGATGCTGTTGCCCCACGTGGTCTTGGCCGCTCCTCGTGGTTCGAGGATGACGCTGTTCCTGCGGTCGTAGAGAGCCGCCAGGATGAACTCCAGCATCTCGATGTGATGCTGGGCCGGGTGGTACCCGAAGACGTATTCCCCGTAGGCCTGGACGCCCTCGGTCCCGTCAGTTGACCTGGCGAGCCCCCTCAGAGCGAGGGAGAGGGCTTGTGCTAGTCGGTCCGGATCTGGCCCCACCGGCTCTGGCTGCAGAAGCGACGTCACGGAGCAACTCCAGCGTGGCTTGTTCGGGGCTCAACTCCCCGGTCAAGGTGAGGCCCAGGTGGGCCTCCCGCTTCGTGGGCTGCCCGTTGAGGACCATGATCTGCTGCATGATCTTGACGAAGTCCCCTGCGGCGATGGGGATGCCCGGGACCAGGACCTTGCGGTCGGGGTTCTCGGGGTCCTCCACCCAGCGGTCTTCGATGGAGTCGAGGAAGGCGAAGATGGCCCGGTTGGCCACGTTGATGGCGTCGGTCATGGCCTTCTCGACGATATCGGCACGGGTCTCGGCGATGCGCTGCGTGACGATGGCAGTCTCCCGCTCCCGCAGACGCCGCCTGAACTCGACCCGCTTGTCCTCCCAGACGTGCTTCTTGGCGTACGTCGAGACAGCCGACCACGACTTGATGTCGTTCGTTCGGCACAGCTCACGGATGGACATCGAGCCCTCGACATACTCGCGTTCGAGGGACAGGTAGTCATGCTTCGTGGGGCCCATGGAGCCTCCTAACTGGCGAGGAAGTCCGCCGCGATCATCTCCAACGCCTGCCAGGGCTGCTCTGCCCCGTCCTCGCTCTGGACCTTCCTGATGGCCTCGTCAAGCACGTCGGCCGAGGCACGTGGCATGCGGAACACCCGCTCCACCCATGGGTCGGTGTCCCGGTCTGTCTGCTTGTTGACCTCGGCCCGCCGCTTCTCGAGGTCATCCCAGTCGATGGTGCGACGCTCTGTCAACTGGTCGAGTCGTGCCTTGCTGTATGGCAGCAGGCTCTCCAGCCTGGACATCTCGCGTCGTGAGGCCAAGTCCCTGACCAAGGCTGCCAGCCGGTCTTCACGGAACTGTCCCCTCGTGTCGTTGAGGACGATGGTCAACTCCCTCGCCTCATCCTCGGTGACGTCGAGCAAGACGAGTGGGAAGTCCTCGACGCCCTCGGCTATCCCGGCGTTGAACCGCTGCTCGCCGTCGATGATCTGGTAGGCAGCGTCATGTGCCTGGCCGACCTTGCGGACCGTGATGGGGTCGATGAACCCGAACTCACGGATGGATGCCCGCTCCTTCGCGAACATCTCTGGCTCCATGACGTTCGGGTTCCATGGGTTCGGCCTGATCTCCAGGGCCTTCGCCCAGATGATGTCGAGGCTCATGCCGAGACCTTGCCGCTGTACCTTCCGTCGGTCACCTCGACGCCCGAGAGGTTCGGGTACTTGGAGACCATCCTCTCGAAGATGTAGGCCGCGATGCCCGTCAGGGTCTGGTTGACGCCCGGTGCCATCTGGCTGAACGGGCGTTCATCGAGCTCGCTGCAGATGTTGTGCAAGGCGACGTCGAAGCCTCTCCCGCCTCGAGGGACGCCATCATCAAGGAGTTCGTGGGACATCTGTGCGATGACCTCGAAGTCGTGACCGTGAGGCATGACACATCTGTCCGGTTCGTTCGCTTGATGAGTGCTTGAGAACGTCGCTCTTGCACTGATGTGATATCGCATGGGTCGCGTAAAGACCTATCCTCGCCCGACCGTTCGGGGTATCACGCTTATTGAGGCTGCGTACGAGGATAGCGCACAGGTGTGCGTCACGTCACCCTATTCGATGACCTCTACCTTCTTGAGCGGATTGGCATGCTCGATGATCGTGACCTTTGCGCCACCAACGAAGAGCGGCTCCTTCGACAGGTCGACCACCGCTTTGATCCAGATCGCGTTGAACTCCTGGACCTCCTGCGGGGTGGCGCTTTCGCCAAGGTCAAGCAGCCCGCAGCCGTCCGAGAAGACGTGAAGGGTGACGTCCTTGATCATTCGATGATGTCCGACTGCGGCCCGGGGCTGACGTCGTGCCACTCGCCGTCCTTGAAGCGGACGTCGACAGCGAAGTTCCCGGTCGATGCCTCACCGATGCTGCCGTCTTCTTCGATGAAGACGAACATCAGAGTGCCAGTGGTGAGCGTCCGGGCCCCGATGATGATGACCGGCATCCCCTCGTAGACGGCATAGATGGGGTTGATGAACTCCGTGTACATCACTTCTTCTTGGCCTTGGGCTCCTGGTCGTTGGAGATGTAGACGATCTGGTCGGCCGGGACCCGGACAGCCTCGCCGGTCCCGCTGCCCTGCTTGTCCAGCACCTCTGCCATGAACCATGGCTCACGGGTGTTGGGGTACTTGATGTCCAGGCTGCCGCCCTGCCTCTGGACGACGAGGCCGGTGATGGTGCCATCCTTGGTCTTGACGGTGACGCGGTCACGGATCACTTCTTCTCCTCGACGAATGCCTGAAGGTCTTGCTTGCGATAGCGGTAGTCCCCACGCGGGCCGATGCGATGCGACTTGATGAGTCCCATCATGGTCCAGCGGTAGAGGGTGTTCTTGTGGATGGAGAGGTAGGCGGCGGCATCCGTGGCGTTCAGATAGCCGTCATCGCTTCTGGGCATCCCGTTCCTTGATGCGGAGGCTCATCGTCGCCCAGGAACTCCTGGACCTGCCAGCATCGGCGACCTTCGACAAGTTGGCAGCCTTTGGTGGTGACATGTGCCCGACCGCGTCGGCTCCTGAGCCTGACCTCGTGAACGAGACCGGGCCACTCGGGCCGATGTCGACGCTGTCGTCCCTGACGGCTCCCCCGTTGAATGGGTCTGGCCATCTCTTGCGTACAGTTACCATTTACCTCCTTCTTTCGCCACTATGCTACACCAATCACGCACCTCTTGACAGCATTCGTTACCATGATGGTGCGCAGGTCGCTGACGGGCTGAAGCGCAATCTCGGAGCCTCCCCGGCGACGGTCTTGGGAGGCTCCGATGCTTACACCGAGATGTCGAAGACGTGCCAGACGTATGGGCCGTCCATGACCGTCCCGATGTAGATGGCGTCGTTCCTGACCTCACGCCCGGTTCCCACGACGACGAGCTGGCGCAGCACGGTCTCCTGGCTGGGTTCGACGATGGACCAGATGCACAACTTGGTCCCCTGCATCCCGGCATGCACGATCCTGGCCCCTGCGGGGAGCGAAACGGCAGCCGACATCCTCCCCAGAAGCAGCAGGGCTGCATTATCACCAAGAGTCGACTTCCAGATGGTCATCTCTTCGTCCTGATCTTCTGGAGGATGTCATTGGCGGTCAGGACGTGTTCAGGGGCGTTCGAGACCGGTCCAGAGGCGTTCGTGACGCTTCGAGGGGTGTTCGGAGCCGGTTTGGCGGGTTTCGGACCCATATCCGGGTCTTTCAGCCACACATCGATGAGGAATCGGACCACAGCGGCTTGTTTGACCCCGTGAGCGGCCGTTTCGGCCTTGAATCTGGCGTGGAGGTCATCAGGGACCTCGAAGATGAGTCTCATGTGGGGCTCCTGTGCTTGGCTGGGGTCCTGACGTAGAACGGGAAGCGGTGCAGGGCCCAGTAGGGGATGAAGCGGGCTGGGGCCCCCTCATCGTTCTCGTGGAGCCTGCGAGGCCGGTAGTCAGCGAGGATCTCGACGGGACGGACCCACCCCAGCAGGCGGATGCACCCCTCGGGGTCAGAGTGGAGCAGGCAGTACCGCCGCTGCGACTTCTGGACGTCACGTGGCCGGATGATGAGCGTCGGGGGGTCCATCTCGGTCGTGCGGACCTCGATGTCGGGGTCGAAATCTGGATGCGTGAAGTCGTTGATGCGCTTGGGCCATGGGACGCCCCAGAAGATGCTCCAGGCCTTCTCGCCACGAGCCCCGATGAGGTCGGCGTGACGATGCTGCTCGAGGGTCTTCTGGCCGCGTGAGTCGGTGAGCTTGCGGTTCCTCGTGCCCCTGCCGCTGGCACGGCTCTTCTTGATGGCGTGTTCGCGGCACTCAGCCTCCTCGTCCTCCGTGAAGGGCCGCACCAGGGCCGACTCCCAGTAGCCGAGACCGGTCTGGCAGATGCACCTCATACGGCCTTCTTGTACTGGGTCTGCTTGCCCCTGATGTAGATGTGCTCGACCCAGTCAGGAACGTTGTTCCCCAACCACGGGTAGGCATGCCAGCCGCAGCGGTCCTCCCGACGCCCGTTCCCCTCGAACGTGTACTTGGTGGCATGCCCACAGTTGACGCCGCTACGGCCAGGACCAGCACAGGTGCTCATCCCTTGTCCCCCTTGAAGCCCCATGCGCCATGTTCATCCATCTCACCGGGAGCGGCGTCGGTATGGACGATGCTGACCTCCATGAGTGACGCAGGACGGTTGTGTTCCGTGAACCAGAAGGCGTCGAGCAGCCCGGGTTCGCTGCTCTCACAGAACTCCTGCAAGCGCATGAACACGGCCTGCACGTTGGCCAGCGCAGCCTCGGCCTTGTCGAGGTCGCGGCGGGCTAGGACCAGCAGCCCTTCCGCGGTGTCGGCACGGTGTTCTGCATCCGTGAGTGCTTCGACGGTGCCGATGAGTCTGTTGTTGAGGTCGTCAGCCCTATCGGCTTCGCGGATGGCGTCGCAGGGCCACACGAGGCCGTCCTGCTCGCACTTGTCGTAGGGCACAGGGTCATTGTCGGGGTCATGCGACCACGCCCTGATGGGCCGGTGCCGCGAGCGGGTGTCAGGCATCCGTGGCCTCCTTGTGGGCGACGACACGCTGTGTGGGAGAGTCCGCAGTAGCCAACTCAGGGTTCACCTCTTCGAGTACCTCCAGCCTGCGGAACACGCGGTCGTACTCGTAGTCAGTGATCGCGGGGTCGTCCATGACGTAGTAGCGGTAGGAGTGGTACTCCAGTGCCGCACGCAGCATGGCGGCTTCGAGTTCGACGACCTTGGCGGTCACTTCGTGGCCTCCTTGTGGGCGGCGAGGGCGGCGAGAGCGGCGTGGATGGAGTGAACAAGGCCGCAGTGGTCACAGATGATGAGCGACGGCGAACCATGCGGCGGTTGGCACAGGTGGATAGCCCAGCGGTGCCGACAGAACAGGACCCGCAGGCGGCTCACTCCGTAGCCTCCTTGTGGGCGGCGAGGGCAGCGGTCCACATGGCGACACCCTCGTCGTACATCGTCTCTCGCCAGCCGGTTGACATCCAGCGATGCACGACGACCATGCCTCTGCCCATCATCCAGTTGGTGATGTACTTGGGGAGGTCGGCCAGTTCAGCCTCGGCCTTGTCGGCACGGGCGATGGCTTCTGCCGCATCACAGGGCCATGAGACACGAGCGAACCGCAGGCCGGGTGTGACTTGCTGGATGCAGACAGCGCACTCACCGTCCTGTTCGACGTGGATGCTCACTTCGTGGCCTCCTTGTGGGCGGCGAGGGCGGCACGGTGACGAGCAAGGGTCCGCTTCTCTCGGACGCAGACCGTGTTGATGCAGTCGGCCCATGACTGCATCCGGTGATATGCGTCGTGGCCCGACTCGTAGGCGTGTTCGAGGTCTTCCAAGATGGCTGCCGCGTCGGCACGGGCGGCGTCACGCTCTCTGATGGCGACAGCGAGGGCCATATCGGTAGGGGCTTGCGACTCCACGACTTCCAACGCCACCTTCTGGCACTCGTCCAGCGCAGCCTCGGCCTTGTCGGCCCTGTCGGCTTCGCGGATGGCGTCACAGGGCCACGGTCGAGAGCAGTAGTCGCAGAACCGTTTGCCAAAGTCGGCACCGATACGGTTGATGGTTGGGCCGGGGACGTGCCGCTCCCTGATGTCACTCATCGGAGGGGTCCACGAGGAACGCTCGCAGGACGACGTACACATCAGGGCGTTCGGACACGATGCGGCCGAAGGACGCAGCGTCGAGCGTCAGGAGAGCGTTGAGCCCCGGAAGGAGTCGCTGCAACTGCTCGTACCGCTCAGCTACGCCCTGTACCTTGGCCTCGGCCTCGATGGCGAGGATGTCGCCGCCACAGATGCCGTCCACATAGTCGGCCCGCACATCGGGGTGGTCCCACAGTCGCTTCCCGGTCGGTGTCGTGGGCTCAGTCACCTTCGTACCACCCCCCGAAGCCTGCCCTGCGGTCCTGGCCGCAGCCATCGCATTCATAGGTCCATCGGGGTTCGGCCCAGCCCCATGCCTCGGTCCGCTCGAGATACTCGAAGGACGGGCGCCTGCAGGTGTAGGTGCCTGCCCGACGCTTGCGCTCCCCGAAGCACCAGCGTTCCTCGCCACGTTCGACCTTGACGACCTCCATGGCGGACTCGGGCACGCCGCAGACGTAGATATGCTCAGTCATCGGATGGCTCCGCGAGGATGTCAGCCACGAGGTCGCCCAACTTGCGGAGGTCAGTCATCGTGATGCCGTCCTCCGGGTCGCCAACGTACTCCGTGGCTGCCTCGTAGGACGCCTCTAGGGCCGACTCCACAAGCCCCTTACGACCACGCACCAGCCCATCTGGGCCAGAGTGCAGTCTCCCCCGCAGCCGCTCTCGCTCCTGCTGGGCACCGTCAGACTGACCCTGCAAGTAGGCTTCTTGCCCAGCGTCTAGGACGGGTTGGACCTCGGTCAGCACCCACCCTTCCGGCAAGGCGGCGATGAGTTGGCCCACATAAGCCCAGACCACCTCGCCGTCACGATACTCGCAGCGTGCGAGAGAGTCGTGGCGCCCACGGCAGAACACCCTGTGCCACGACTCACGCAACGCCTCTTGCGGCGTCATGGCTCCACCCCCATGGCGCCGATGGCATCCCGCAGGTCGGCCTCGAGGAGGCGCAACTCGCGGATGCGGTCAGACAGGACCCGTTTGACGTCTTGCTCCTGCTCACGCCAGAAGGCCCCGTTGAACTCGAAGCCGGTGCCATCGTCGAGGACGAGGAGGCAGGAGCCGCCCCGGCCCGAATCATGCTTCTCGGTGATCCCAACGATGGTCCGGCCGATGATCCCACGCAGGCAGCCCTTGGTGTTGGCCGTCCATGCACCATCATCATTCATGGCGTGGTCTCGAGGGTGTCGGCCGTGATGCCGTTGAGGTTCCAGATGAAGCCGGAGTCGCTCGGTACCAACGCGATGCGCACCTTGTCGGCCAACTTGAAGATGGTCTCCCACTGGATGAGCTCAGGCGTCAACGAGGACACGATGCGCTCGTTGGCTCGAGCCTGCCCGTCCGCGATGATGGCCTGGGCATCTGCCTCACCCTGTGCCTTGGTGCGCAGGGTGTTGGCCTCGGTGGCGGCACGGGAGAGGTTCTGACTGGCGATCTGCTTCTGCTCGACCGAGGCGAGGTAGTCACCCGAGAGCCCGATGTCGCGGATGAAGACGCCATCGATGGTGATGTCGTAGGGGTCGACGTTCTCCTGCAGGGCAGCCTGGACCTCGGTGCCCATCTCGTCCCGCTTGCTGGTGATCTCGTCCACGCCGAAGTTGCGGGCGAGGGCCTTCAACTGCGTGTCGGCCTGGGACTCGATGAGTTTTCTGGCGTAGTCCATGCCGACCGTCTGGTAGAGCGTGGAGGCCACGGCTGGGTCGATGCGGTAGTTGACGATGCCCACCAACTTGGCGGGCTGGTTCTCTTTCGTGAAGGCTTCGATGTCGGAGAAGGCGTAGGTGATGACGCGGGTGTCGAGGACGTGGACGTTGTCGACGAAGGGGGCGATGATGTGCAGCCCCGGGTCGAGGGTCTGGTCCTGCACGGCCCCGAAGCGGGTCACGACGCCGACCTGTCCGGCGGGCACCTCCGTGAAGGCCGTGCCAGCGATGAAGATGACGACACCGCCGATGATGGTCAGGACCCATGGCCAGCGGCGACGCTTGGCGGTCTCGGGGGAATCCCCGATGTCGCGGGCGAGCCAGATGAGCACGAGGGCGACGATACCGGCGACGATGCACAGCAGTCCGGCCAGGAAGAACAGCAGGGTGATCACGAGAGGCTCCTTTCAGATAGCCTGGGCGAGCAGATGGCCGAACAGGGCCCCGATGAGGACCATGGAGGTCCAGAACAGCAGGATGTCGTAGAAGTGGTCGAAGGTCTTCATCTCATTCCTCATTCGTAGTACGTGTAGTAGCCGACCAGACAGGGCCACTGTTCGACATCGACGACGTCGTCGGCAGGCCGGTCGGGGATCTCATGGGGGACATCGGGGTGCGGCATGGCAGCCCATGCCTGCCCTTCCTCGGTCTCCTGCTCCCACATCTCCCATGTCGGGGGTGGCACGAGCTTCTCTGGCTCGCGATGGTAACTCCGCACCTTGTCGTCGAACTCGACATTCCCCTTGTGCTTCGCCCAGTAGGCATTGCGCCATTCATGGAACTTCGGCACCAGGGCGTCAGCAGCGTCGCTCTGCATCTGGAGGACCTTCTTCTCGAGCCAGAAGACGGAACGGGCCTGCTCCTCGGTCTCGGCCAGCATGACGAGGGCCGACATGCCGTAGCCACCCGTCTCCGTCCAGACGAAGATCTTCACCCCTCACCCCTGATGCGAACGATGTTCTCGGCGTAGGTGCGGCGCACCCACTCCTCGTCGGTGCCGTAGACATGAAGACTGCCCGGGCTCCGGAACGGCGGTCCCGAAGGTAGGTGAGCCTCGACACGCCCCTCGACGCAGTAGTCGTAGTAGTACTCCCACGGGTACAGGGTCAGCGACCGGAACCAGTCCTTCTCGCCGCCCCGGTAGGTGTTCCACGACATGATGTGGCCCGTGATGGGCCGGACGTCCTCGAGGACCTCCATCTCGTCGTAACGGTGCGTTTCGCCGTTGGGCACCTTCCTGCAGATGCGTGCGGCCACCTCTTCCGTGGCGACCACCGCATCCACGTGGTAGTCGGAGTACTCCCCCGACGTGATGATGTAGACCTTCATGGTCCGATCCTCATGGGGATGGTCGGGACGGGAGCGGTCTTGACCGTCTCGACGGGGCTGATGGTCAGGGTCAGGGACTCCGGTCCATGGGGTTCTGGTCTCGAGAGGAGCAGGTCCCAGTGGTAGCCCCGACAGTCGATCGTGTGCCCATCCGGGAGCGTGATGGTGAGCCGTAACTCACCCGGTTCCGGCGGGGTGTAGGTCTTGAGGTCCCTCATG